CCCGGTGTCGGAATCCGCGGTGGTCGCCTGGCTCGTAAAGGCCCGGCGCACATACGGGAGAAAGAACGCCGTCGAGCTACTGGCGCCGTCTTCGGCGTAGCCCATCACTCGACCCGCGTCGATGCGCGACCACCCGCCGGCGCCGTCCCATTCGGCGCAGTAGATGGCCGCCCGCTTGGGCTCGACGTGCGCGGTGCAGTCGCCGATGAAGTGCACCACCTCGACGGATACGTTGTCGATGGTGCCCGTGAACCCGGCCCCCGAGAACGTGAGCTGCGCCGCACTGACGGCATAGATGATGTCGGAGAAGGTGCCCGCCGCAGACCTCACCGCGCCAGACGCCCCGCCGAGGCTCACGGTCACCGTGCCCGCGCTGCGGGTGATCGTGTACTGCACCCGATACAGCAGCCCGGACACCGGGGCCATGGAGTTGACCAATGTGGCGCTGGAAGCGGTGGCGGTCGCCACTCCGCCCGAGATCGCCCAGCCGGCCCCGGCGGTCCACCCAGTACCGCTCGACATGTCGCCATTGGCGACCAGGTCGGCCACGACTTCGCGGACGGCGACGTAGTGCAGGTCACCGTCGAACGTGGCGTTCGCCGTTGCAACGAGGGCTGCGGTGGACGAAGCCGTTACTGTGAGGGTGTACGTCCCGGTCGCGGTCCGAGAGGCGTCCGCCCCGCCCCCGAAGCTGACTGCGATCCCACCGGCGCGGACCGTAATCCGGTACTCAATCTCGTAGGTGCGGCCGGCAACCGCCGGCAGCAGGTGAGTGAGGGCGTTCGTTCCGCCGGTGGGGACGTGCACAGCCAAGCGGCTGCCGAGCGCCCAGCCCGGGGATCCGGCGGTGCCGGCGGTCCACTGAGGCAGCAGCGCAGTATCGAAGTGGCAGTTCGTGACCAGGTTCTGACTGGCCACCGGAGCAAAGACGCCGGTGTCCGCCGGGAGATCCGCGTCCCGGTCGTAGTCGAATAGGTCGAGGATGAGGTCGGTGTCGGTGGCCCCTGAACGCGTCCCGTAGAGAGTGCCGAGCACCGTGCCGCCGTCGTTGGCGTAGATCGGCAAACCCTCCAAGGGGACGATCCCGCTATCCAACGAGACGTTGATCGACACCAAGTCCACGACCGCGTAGACCTTGTCGTTGAAGAACTCGATGCCCGGAACACGGGTGAAGCTGTCGCCCGGAAGCTGAGTGACCAGATCCGAGTACGCTTCGTAGGACGACAGCCCGGTAAGCCACCCGTCGGAGGTGGATGACTCGGCGACCCCGAGACTCAAATAGAGCCCTGCGATCCTACCGGCGCTCGCTGCGTTCACCACCCCCAGCAAAACCGCTCGGCCGGAGTGTCGATAGTCTCCCCCTCCGAGATCCTGCACTGCATTGACGCTGATAACCGCGGCGTCAACGTACATGGGAGCCCCTGTGAGGTCGTCTACGTACAGCACCTGCCCGGATTCGTTGACGGTGAAAGTCGGGCTGTTCGCGGTGTTGTCGAGGTAGAAATCGAACCCCACGAAGTTCGCTGCATACCGCCCATCCCAACGGGAGAACCCGTCGATCCGGCGAATGCCGTCGCGGATGCCGACCTCGTAATTGAGGCAGGCCTGCGCGGAGCCTGGAGGAGCGTCGAGTGCGCCCGCGGTGAGATTGATCCCGCCGGCGATGGGGATGACCTGCTGCTTGACTGCCACGGGTCAGATCCTCGCGCTGGGCAGATACCTCGATTTCAGCGGACCCATCAGTTCTTTGAACCGGCGGTCCGCCATCACGTACATGTCGGGCTTGTTGCGGGTTTCCGCCCAGTAGCGGATAGCGTACCAGGCCACGACCTCGTGGAACTCCGCCGGGAATCCGAGGTTGTCGACCGGATAGTCTTCGAGGTCGACGGCGGCGTCCGCAGTGGTGTAGATCTTCGGCTGGCAGAGGTAGTCGAGCCGAAGCGTGTAGCCGGCATCGGGGGTCGGGTAGACCTCCCACGTCACGGTGTCCGGCCGGATCGTGAAGAACATCGGCGGCCCCGAGGCGACCGGGTTGCGGTCCCAGTAGCCCCGGAACTGGTCGTAGTCCATGAACCACACGCGCTGCTCGTTGCTGCCGGAGCCGTCCGCGGTGAGGTAGCGCAGCACGTAGCGGCGACCATGCTCGACGAATGGCACCCACTCGCGGTAGTCGGTCAGCGTGGTGCGCGCTGCCGACGTCGCGGTGCCCGCGACGAACGGCAGCGTGCCGCGCTTGATCAGCCATGGCCACCGCTGGATGACCTGGAAGTTGGTCAGCGACTTCAGCACCCACTCGATGAGCTCCTGCAGCTCGTCCGTCTGGCCCGTCAACGCTACCGGCACCGTGCCAGGCTTCGCGGTGTTGCCGCGAGACCCGACGCCGGTGATCAGGTGGACGAACTGGACGAGCTGCAGGACGTTCACGCCGCTTCTCGCTCATTGGCCTCCAGCTGCTCAGGGGTGAGCCCCAGGAGCTGCCAGATGGCGTAGCGATAGTGGTTCAGCGCCATGTCGCGATCGTCCTTGCGCGGACGGTCGCCATCGGTCAGGGCGCCCCAGATGCGGGACAGCGAGTCGCGGTCCTCATCGAGGTACCAGTTGTTCGCCTTGCAATCGGCGATGTACCAGTCGAGAGCCGACTCGGGCAGCTCTTCGGTGCCGGGGGTCACGCCGAAGTACTGGATCGGGTAACGGGAGTAAGTGCTCCACTCCTTCACCATCACCTTCTCGTTGGCGTCCCACGACATGAGAAGCTGACGGCACTGGGAGTCCATCAGGTTGTAGAAGACCGGCGCCGGGATGTCCTGGTAAGGCAGGCGCGGGTCCAGCATGTAGGTCTCCGCTTCCCACGGCACCGGCACCTTGCGGTTGCCGCCGAGCTCCTTCGGGCGCGGCTGCAGGCGCACGCGGTAGCGGCGACCTTTCCAGCCGGACAGGTTGCTCAATCCCTGCGGGGCGCGGAAACGGGAGAGCCCGCGAAGGTCTGGCGGCATCACGCCGGCCGGGGTTTCGGCGACCACCTGCGGCTTCGCCTTGGCCTTCGACTTCACCTTCGGCGGCTCGGCGGCGATCGGACCGGCGTCGTCGTCCCACTTGTCGAAGTGGGCCAGGAGTTTGCGGGTCAGCCCTTCGGGCGTCGCATCGCTCGCCGCTTCAAGGTTGAGGTGGCGGCAGGCCCTGCGCAGCTCGGCCGGCGTGCAGCCGTCGAAGTTGCGGGCCAGCCACTGCGGAATCAGATCGCCGATTGCGTCGTCGGACATGGTGGATCCTCGGTTGTTGGGGAAGGGGCCGGCGCGCGCCGGCCCCTGGTGCAGCGGGTGCTACTCGGCAGGCGGTGTTACTGGGTGCCCTGGACTGCGACCGGGCCGTCGTTCTCGTTCAGGACCGCCTGATCCAGCACGTAGTCCACCTCGTAGTAGATCGTGCCGGAGGTGGCCGTGCTCGGACCGGCCGCCAGTGCCAGCACCACGTTGTACTCGACGTTCGGCACGCCGGCCGCCGCCGGACCCGTCCACCAAGTGGTCGGGGCGTCCGCGGTCGGAGTGGTGCCGGCAGCCGGGAACTCGCGCATCGCCGCCGCGCGAAAGAGCGTGGAGGCGGCGAGGAACGCATCGGCATCGTCGTAGGTGGTGCCGTCCGCCTCGACGCCGACGTTCACCGTCACCGTGGTGCCGCTGTCGATTTCCGCAAAGCGGAAGCGCAGCGACTTGACACGGTGGCCGGCGGGGACACGGGCGAGGTAGAGCTTGTCGGTGGTGGCGAGGGCCGCAGTGAACGTGATGCTGCCGGAGGCGGACTGCTGGAACCCCGGACCCGGGCACTGCTGCAGCGCGCCGTAGAACTCCGTCGGCGCGGCAGAAGCAGTGCCATTCGACTTGAACAGCGAGCCGTAGTAGTTGGCGTTTGCCATGGTGAATCTCCTCAGAAGAACCGGCGGCAGCGCCGCCGGTCCCGGGTCAGGTCAAGGGTTAGCCGCCGTACGCCGCGGTGCAGGCAACTTCGACGCGAATCATCCACAGCTCGTTGGCGATGAACGGGGCGTCGTACCAGTGCGCGGACCAGTAGCGGGTCAGGTTCGCCGGGTCCACGCGGTCGGGCGTGCTGACCGTGAAGGTCTCCAGGTTGCCCATACCGCGGGTGCCGGCACCCTTCAACGTCAGCGCCTTGAGAGCGTCCTTGGCGACGATGACGATCGGGTACACGTCGACCGAGGTGCCACTGGTCGAACGCAGGTTCGCCGAACCCTTGCTGGCACCGGCGTCCGCGAACGGCTCCAGCTCCGGCGACAGGATCACGCGGATGCGGCCGGAGGCCAGGCTGCCCGCTTCGTACGGGTTCAGGCGGACGTCGCTCGGGTAGCTCGACGCCGGCTGCCAGCCCGGCAGCTTTTCGAAGTCCGGACGCAGGTGCTCGTGCGCGAAGGCGATGTAGCTCGGCATCAGACCCGTGGTGCCGATGCGGTTGCTGCCCAGCTTCAGGTCGCTGAAGGTTTTCCCCTTCGCGCTGCGCAGGATGGTGACCGCCTGGTCGATACGGCCGGCAGTGATGACGCCGTTGACCGTGTTGCGGGCCGACAGGGTCGAGGAGTTGTAGATGCGCTGGGTGCCAGACACCATGACCGCCCAGCGAATGGCGGTGCGGTCCAGCTTGACCAGGTCATGGCCGACCTCGGCGACGCCCTTGGCGTAGTCGAGCGGATCCATGTCCTGCGCGAACTGGCTGTACGCGAAGGTCTCGGTGTACTCCTCGACGGTGACGTACACGTTCTCCTGCGCCAGGGCGCGGGCGGCGTTGTTCGTCCCCTCGACGATCGGGGTGGTGTTCTTCTCCGGCACCGCCCAGCGGGCGTAGCGGACCGAACGGCCATTCTTCTTGCTGTGGGACATGGAGCCGAACGCCATGTCGAGGACGTTGTCGGCCTCGGCGCGCTCGAGCATTTCCATGGCGGTGGCGTACTGCTCGGTCGACGAGCCGTTCGCCCAGTTGTGATAGGTCTGAAGTGCCATTGTGGCCTCCTAGGGATGGGTGATCGAAGGGTCAGCCCCGCTGTCGGCGGGCCTGGAGTTGCTGCCAGACTCCTTCTACCACGGCATCCTCTGAGGCTCCCGGGGCGGCACTGGAGGCCGGCGCGGCTGCACTGTTTGGCAATGGCGTGATCAGATTGCCGCGTTGTTCCCGGCGAGCCAGGACCTCGGCAGCTCTCGGGTCGTTGCCGACCTGAGTACCTTGCGCCTCTTGGTAGTCCCGCCAGAAGGACGAGAGTACGAAGCTGCGCTCGGAGATGTTGGGGGAGTCCAGCATTTCCGTCAAGCGCTGAGGCACCGCGGCGCGCCAACGCGCAAACTCGGGCAGCGCCAGGGTCTGGCGGTATTCGGGGTTTTGCTCTTCCCACTTGAACAGGGTAAGCGCCTGGCCGATGTCGTCGGCGCTGTCGCTCTCGGCCATGCTTCGGATCTGCTCCGGCTGGCTGTCGACCCAGCTCCAGTAGCGCTCAGCCGCCGGCGTCTGGGAGACCCACTGCTTGCGGGCGGCGTCCCAGTGCTGGCCGTATTGAGCGAAGTCCGGGTGCGCCGCCTGGAGGCGCGCGATCTCGGCCTTGGTGCGGATCTGGGTGAGTTCGGCGGACACCTCGCTGCGGACGTCCTGCAGCATGTCACTGACCACCGAACGGGCGATTTCGAACTGCTCCTGAGCGTCCTCGGGGTAGCGCTGGAAGTAGGCCTGACGCTCCGGGCTCTGTCGCTTCAGCCAGTCCTGCAGCGACAGCTCGCGCTTCGCCACCGGCGACGGACGCCCCTCAGCGAGGCGACGCAGGCGGTCGACCTCACGCTGCAACGGCTGCACACGCCCCATCTGCGCGGCGTAGCCGCGACGAGTTTCGTCCAGAGACCGCGCCAGCTCCTCGCGCTGCCTGCGCTCGGCTTCCAGCTCGGCGGCAGTCTTGCCGATGGTCGCACGGACGCGCTCCTGCAGCTCGGGGGACAGCGAGCTGAACCCCGGGAACGGCTCGTCTTCACCGGCCTGCGGCGGAGCGCCTTCCGGCGCAGGTTCACCGCCTTCCGGGGGCGCGTCTGCCTGCGCAGCGGACGGAGCGTCGGGCTCCGGCGCGGCCGGCTCCGGTGGAGCGCTCTCCGGCGCAGGCGGCACGCTGCCGCCGTTGCGCTTCGCGTCGAGCGCGCGGCCGATCTCCTCCAGCAGGTCGTCTCCGTTTTCGGGCTGCCCCGGCGGCGTCAAGTTCACGGTTGATTCCTTAGGTTGGCAACACCGGCGGGGTCACCACCGGGGGTTTGGCGTGCGGGAGCTCCAGCAGTTGCTCCGTCAAACGGATTTGCTGCTGGAGCTCCCGCACCTGTTCGATGGTCGAAGCGTTGCGCAGGCCGCGCACGGCCTTGTCGCGGATCCGCTGCAGCTCTTCTGCAACGGTGCGCCACGTGATCGAGCTGACGTCAATGTCGGGCATCAGGCGAGCCTCGCGCCGGGGTTGCCCTCGACGGTGACCTCGAGCTGGTTCTCGGCGTCGCGCTGGGCCAGCTTCTCCGCTTCCACGCGAACCTTGGCGCCGGTCTTCTCGCGCTCCAGGCCGAGCTTCGCTTCGAGCTGCGCGAGGGTCAGCTGCTCCTTCAGCGCCAGCTCGGCGAACTTGATCTCGCGCTGCATCTGCGCGACTGCGATGCGCGACTGCGCCTCGTACTCGCGAATGTCGAGTTCGCGCATCTTTTCCTGATTGTCGAGCTGCCGATCCTGTTCGCGGAAAGCGATCTCGGCTTCGAGGCGCTGCTGGTCGATCTGCGCCTGGATGACACGCGGGTCCGGCGGCGGCTGCGGCATCTGCTCGCGCGCGGTCTTGACTTCATCCTCGTCGAGGAAGAGGTCCGCGTCCTGCTCCAGTGCCGTCGCCAGGCGCTGGTAGAAGACGTCCTGCCGCACGCGAATGGCAAGCTCAGGATCGGTCGCCTTGAGGTTGTTCAGCACCAGCAGACCTTGCGCTTTGATCTCGCGGGTGACGCTGTCGCTGACGAGCTTGGAGACCGGATCGAAATCGCCTTTGATGGCGGGATCCGGGTGGTAGATCATGTTGTAGTGGTAAGCAGCTTCCAGGAGCGGGGTGATCCACCCGTCTTCGCAGTTTTGTCCCACGTTGAGGATCGCCACCGCTGCCGCGCGCATCTGCATCGTCAGCCCGGTGGACGTCGGCGTCGCCGCGTCCGGCTGGCCCTGTGCGATCAGCGGCAGGTTGATCTCCTCGTCGAAAAACTCCATTCGCATCTTCAGCAACGCCAGGTACTGGTCGGCGTTGTTGTCGATCAGCATCGAGGACAGCACGTCCTGGATGCTCTTGGCGTCAGTGGAGTCGTCGATCTCCCACACCTTCGGGCCGCGCACGCGCAGGTCGCCGTCCACCGGACGGGCCAGGCCTTTGCGGTACCCGATCTGCGGGCCGGCGGAGACGACGGCATTGTGCTGCGCAGCGCGCCACAGCGCGTTGATCGACGCCTGGGCGTCGCGCGCGGCGTAGGGGATCCCGCCGCCGAACATGGTGTCGTCGATCGGGAAGAGCTTGGTGACGTAGTACGGCACCCGCATCGACCCTTCGACCTGCACCGGCTCCGCGTAGAGCGGGCGGCCGTCGCAGAAGTACATCTCTACCAAGGTCGGCATCACGATGCCGTCGCTGTCCTTCATCACCTCGCAGCCACAGACCTCCATGTCCTTCTCGTCGAGGTAGCCGAAGAAGCGCCACACGGCGAGACGGTTTTCGGTGGTCTCTTTGTTCGGGCTGCGCTCGTTCCACGCGGCGAGGGCGCCGGCGATCTCGCCTCGCGGATACGCGGTGTATTCCTTGTCGAGGAGCTCGGCGAACTGGTCACGAAACTTGTTGAAGCCGGGTTGCGTGGACCACTCCGCGAGTTCACGCTTGCTGACCAGCATCAGTTCGAAAGTGAAGCTGGCGTCCTCGATGCACTCGACCATCTCCGGGTAGAACTTCCGGGGGTGGACGCTACGGTAGATCGGCTTGATTTCGTTGGCTGCGGTCGGCTCGTAGACGCCGCCACCGAGCGACCTGAAGCGGGTGCGCTTGGGCCTGGTGCGGAACGGGCCGGCAAGAATGCCGGTGCCGAGCATGCCGAGGTGGAAGGAGGACTTTCGGCCTTCGCGGGGGAGTTTGCACTCCGCGAACTGGTCCTTGATCACGCGGTCCATGCGGGACGCGCGCAGCTCCATGTCCTTGGCGAACGCTTGATCCTGTTCCGGATTCGAGAATGGCGCCTGCCCGGAGGAGTCCCCCGCCGGCATCGGCGTCGGTCGGATGGTGCCCGAGAGCTGCCCGCCGCTGAAGCTCATGTTGACGATGCGGGCGACCCACGTATTGGTTCGCGGTGCGGTCAGGTTCAGCGCCGGCGGAATCGCGTCGACCTCCTTGGCGTCGGAGGGGACGCCCTGGCGGTCAGCCTTCGCCGCGGGAGTGCGGTCGAAGCCGAAGTACTGGCGCTCGTCTTCAGCCATCCGGGCGTCGATTGGCGCCTTCGCCCGGATGGTCGGGTTGAGCTTCTCAGCCTCGATCCGCTTGATCAGGCCACTGAGCTGCGCGTTGCGAAGAGCGCGCAGCTCGTCCCGAACTTCCTGCGCCGCCTCCTGCATGTCCGGCGGAAGCATCTGCAGCTCCCGCGCGAACTCCTCGGGAGAGAGCCGGGCGAGCACGCCGAAGACTTCGGCAGGGTCGACCGGCGCAGGTGCGGCTACAGCAAGTTCGATGTCGACCATCACTCAACCCATGCGATCGCTGCGGCCTTGCTCAGGCTGAAGGCGGCATCGGAAAGCCCGAGCGTCGCGGTGAGCGTATAGCGGTGGTCCGCCGCAATCTGGGCGGAGGACGACGAGCCGACGAACGGCAGAACGGCTTCAGCGCTCGCGGTGAACGCGCCGGTACCAACCGTGGCTTCGGTCTGGTCGTCCTTCGAGATCATCAGGACGCCGTCCAGCTTCACCACGCCGGGAGCCGCCCAGTAGATGCGGGCCTCATAGACGAAAGCCTGGGACTCGGTGCCCGCGGAGTCGTCGCCGACCACGAGGGTGACGTCATCGTGCAGGTCGAGACCATTGTCCTCCAACAGGAACCGAACGGTGCAGCTGGTCGACGCGCCGGTGTTGTTGGTGACGGTGCCGCTGACGCGGATATGGACCACCGAACCTTCCTGCAGCTCGGCGGCCGGAACGGTCAGCGCCGCGATCTCGGTGGCCGTCGTACTCGACGGGCCGACTGCAACCGCGTCAAGGTTCTGGTCCACGCGGCGACGGCAGAGCCGCAGCGCGCGCATCAGTTCGTTCTTCTGCTGAGTGGGGAAGGACCGTAAGAAACTGATCGGGGATCCCATCGCTTATCTCCTTGAGTAAAGCCCGAAGGTCTCGGCCGGCACGACTGCCGCTCGCCCTGTCGGGATGGGTGGGGTGGTGGCGCGGTTGCGCGGAGCCATCAGGGCGTACCGGGTGGCATCCATGAGGTGATCCCGCTCCTTGATGACCTGGTTTTTCTCGTTGAACGAATACAATCTGTACTCCTCCAACCATTTCGCGCAAGTGGAGAAGACGCGCAGACGTCCTTCGTTGAGTAGCTGTGTCATCAGCTGCAGACCGGCGTACACCGACTTGTTCGCGCGGACGATCTTCAGTCCCTGCTGAGTGTAGATGTCGAGGGTCTGGTTGCCCTCCAGATCCTTGCCGGCGTAGTCGCCCACGCCGCGAATCCAGTCGCCTCGCGCCTTGATGGCCGCAGCGTGGGTCGACGGCGGCGCCTGGTGGCGGAAGTACTCGTCGTAGACGTAGGCGGTGTCGGTGTCCGGATCCCATGCGATCCACGCTGCCGCGGTGCCCGTGTTGCGGTCGCCGGTGGCGCCATAGCCGAAGTCGGCGCCGTAGAGCCGGGGCCAGTGCGGCGGGATCCGGAACGGCGGAACGACAAATGCGTCCTCTTCCACGATGAAGATCCTCCCTCGACCCGATGTCGGGATGCCGCGCATGCGCGCCTCGCGCTCAAACGGCAGCGTGTTGAGCAGGCGGCGGCGCTTCTCCTGCTCGGTCATGTGCGGGATGTCCTCCCACCCGCACGTCACCAGGACGCGACTCGCGGCTTCCGCCAGTGCATCCGGGTCCAGATCCCCCGGCGAGCGCGGCGCCGCATCCTCATCCTCGACGTCGATCGCCCCCAGCCACGGCATGAACAGCCGCACGACGTCGGTGATGCCGGACAGTGGGGTGAACGTCAGCAGGAGGCGACCGTCGCCGGCAGTCGCGCGGAAGCGCTGCACGCACTCCTGGAAGATCGGCATCGGGCACTCTTCGTCAAGCCAGATCAACGGGATCGACCGACCCTGAAAGGCCTTGCGTCCCTGGTCGTAGCTCTTGAAGTGGATACGGGACCGGCCTCCAGACTTGTGCTTCACAACGACCCAGTCGAGGGCACCGCCACTGTTCGGGCGCGTCGACCACTTGACGATGTCCGCTGCTGGGATGAACCCGGTGCCGAAGTGCTCCTGCTCACCCATCAGCACGTACTGCAGGATGTCGCGAACGGTGTGGATGGTGTCGCCGGCGACCCAGATCGTAATGCCGCGCTTGAAGCGGTAGCCCTTCCACCAGGGTGGGTATCGCCCGGTCGCGTGGTAGGCGATCTCGATGCCGCCCGCCCACGTTTTGCCGGTGCCGTTGCCGCCCATCAGGCAGCGGAACTGGTACGCGGCCCCGAGCTCGTAGAGCTCCATCTGCTTTTCGTAGCGCGACCGCGCCAGGGCGCCGTGGTCAGGGTAGACCCGGTGCAGCAGCGTCCGGTTGTGCACGTAGTCGATGTTCTCGAGCAGCACCATGAACTCGGTGCGCTCGACCTCGCTCATGAAACCGAGGACGGCCGCCTGCTGGTCTTCGGGGAGCGCCTGAAAGAACGCCAGAGCCTCATCTGGCGCCATCACCACAGCTCCTTGTCACCCTCCTCCGAGGGCGTGTCCGGTTTGCCTGCTCGCCGCGTCTGCAGCGCTTCCAAGGCACGCCCCAGCAGCGCGCCGGCACGGACGGCCAGTGACGCGGTATCGCCGTCGGCGCCGTCGATGCCGGTTTCGGCGCGCTCGCCGTAGCGCTTGGGGCACCACTTCGCCAAGAGCTTGAGGTCCGTTTCGACGATCAGCTTGTCGCGCTGCCAGTCGGCAGTGCTGTCGCCGCCATCGGCGCGGCCATACCCGCGCGCAGTGGCGCGCAGGCGGTCGGCGATTGCGTCGAAGCCGCAGTCGCGCGCGACCTCGTACCGGCGTCGGAAAATCTCGTCTTCGCGCAGCGCGGCGTAGAGCGCCGAGTGCGCGCTCGGGGGCATGCCTTCCGAGTTCCAGAACTCGGTCAGCGTGCGCCCGGTGCCCACCCATGTGAGCAGGCGCTCGCGCATATCGGGCTTGAGCACCAAGCTCGGCATCAGCGGAGGCTCTTCATCCCGAAGTCGACGTAGACGTTGCGCGCCGCCGCAGTCGCCGATGAAACGAACACGTAGGTCGGGCCGCCGTCCAGGCGCAGCTGCGTGATGCTCGCGGTCAGCGTCTTGGCGGTGCCGGTGCTGTCGACCACGTCGATGAGGCTGCCGCCGGAAACCATCTTGATCGCAACCGTTTCAGCTGCAGTCAGAGTGGGGCAGGAGACCACGATGTGCGAGTACCCGGCGGTGTCGAGAGGGGTACTGGTGATTCCGCCGTCGGCGTCGCCGACGATTACCTGGATCTGAGCCATCTCGGGCCTCCTTGCGTTTTCCGATACCAAAGGATGAGGCCGCCGCCGACGGCCGTCATGAGCGCAATGATGATCTGCGTCCAATCTAGGTTTAGTAGGAAATCGATCAAAACACACCTCGTAGGGTCAGACCGGCGGCTGCGGCAGTTCCGCCAGCAGTTCCGGCAGCGTCGGAAGCGGGCGATTCCCAGCCATCACATCCGCTTGGATCGCGTCCAGCGTGGTCCACGCGCTGCTGGACCAGTCGCGTAGCGCGACGGCCCGCGCGTGGTATGCCGGGTTAGGGTCGTTGACGTATCCGCGCGCGCTGAAAATGTCTCGGAAATACGGGACACCGCTGGTGCACACGGCGTCGATCATAGATTGCACTGCGGCGCCGACCTGAGCCTGCATCTGCTCAATCGGAATCGCCTCGACCACCCACTGCGCCCCATCCCACCGAGCCGCGTGCGTCTGCGGGTCGTGCACCGACTGCGCGGGCAGCGGCTGCCAGTCGCCCGACTTGGGATTTCCGGCAGCGACCCACGCAGCATACAGCGCGTCATCGATTTCGCGAATCTCGGTGCCGCGATAGTAGAGGCTCATAGGTAGATCCTTGGATGTGCTGCGACAGTGGTGCCGGTGATCGTTGCAGTAAGCCCCCCAGCCACGTCGTGCATATTCCTGATTGCGGGGATGTGGCAGATAAGCCCGCGCGCGAACCGGGAGCATGCCGCGCCTGCAGCGTGCATTGTTGCTTCACTGGCAGACAGTGCGCGATTGAATATGCCGAGATCTGCAATGCGCCCATTCCATCGGAGGCCGGCAGGGCTGGACAATATGAAATCGGTTACCGTGCCTATGGTTGTGTTCGACGAAGCCGTCCCGGTTATCGTCTGCGAGACTCCATCGACATACGCAACCACCTTCGGGCTTGCGCTGCCGTTGTACGCGAGCACAACCGAACGGAAGCTCCCGTCAAACGTGAATGGAATTTTCTGCAGCGGGGATGTGCTTCCATTTCGAAACGCGAAATAGAGGTATGCCGTAGTCCCGTCTCGGCCAAGGAATACGCCGCTCGCTGCGCCTGATCCGGTAATGTCGAGCACGGTCCCGTAATCCGGGCAATCAGAGTCACCAGCAAGTCTGATCGCCACAGAGCATTGCGCGAGACCAGACACCGGCGGAACGCCGGAATAGACGATGTAATCGATATTGGGACTCCCGGCTGTGTTGGCAAAATCGCGAGCCATTACGCCGCCCTCAATTCTACCGCGACCAACTCGGCATCGCCGCTCATCGTGTCGTTCGTCCCGTCGTTGCCGACTCGGGAAATCCTCAGCCGGAATCTGTCGCCAGCAGCGAGGCTGTCAATCGTGGTGCAGGTAAACGTGGTCAGCGTCTCAATACCGCTGGTCCCATTCGCTGCGCCGGTTGCCTCGGTGGCGGTGTCAAATGAATCAGAATCAAGGTCAGTCCCATCCGCCTCAAACTCAGCGCGCCACCGGACATTCCCCGTCGTCGCGCTGGTCGCCATCCAATACAGGCGCACGCTGATTCCGCTCGAAAGGTCTGCGCCCTCGGGGATCTGGCCGACGAACACGGCGGACTCGACAGTGGCATCGTCGTAATCGAGCACCAGCACGCTGTTGCGGGTGTCCAGCGTGGCGAAAGAACTAGCAGGCGGCTGGTTGTCGGAGGCGGTGAAGCGGGCGATGGTCTTGGTGCCAGCGGCGCCAACCGCCGCCCCGTACCAGTTCGTTCCGGCATTCGACGTGTAGAACCGAAGCACGTCCACGCCAGAAGAGCGCAGCGTCGGCGCGGTGCCTCCGGTCCATGTCACGGAGCCGGGCCAAGTCACGACAGCGGATCCGCCGTTTGTCAGGACAAGAACGAACTGCATTCCCTGCCCGCTTGCCGGCGGGTTGGAAAAAGTGAACGTAAGCGCGCCCGCAATCGTTGCGGTGACGTATGCCCCGTCTGCAAGGTCAATCGTGGTGTTGCTGTTGATGCTGCCGAGCGCGTTTAGCGTAACGCCGATACGGCTCGCCGCGTTCGCGACATCCTGCCCGGTCCATCGGCTCGGGGCGCCAGACGACGAGACATCGACGGGAATCCGATCGGTTGCGGCGGGCGTGACCGCAGATGCGCCCCAGATGCTCTGCGCCATGCTTATTCCTCGATGTCGCCAGCGGTGAAGATCGCGGCTAAGTCGTGATCGGACAGGCCGAAGTGCTCGGCCATGTGCTGGACGTAGGTCGATGAGCGCACGACATATGGCGCGGTCATCCAGAAGTCGCGGGCGTGCTCTTCAAGGCCGAGCATGTAGTGTTCGAATTGCACCCGCAGGCCGAACTCACGAAGCCCGTACAGGAAACAGTGCATCGCAAGCCGCTGGTGCTCTGGAACTGACTTGGCGCCAACGTCTGCGCGCGACAACTCAGCAACGACGCCATAGGCCGACAGATCGACCGACGACAGATCGCGCGGGAAAGAAACGTTGGGATGGTCGAGCCTCAACTGGCGCTCGGAATACGGGAACCGATGCCCGTCGCGGATGATGCTCAAGTTCATTGGTTGCCCCATTTGAGGTCAGTTCCGTCGCCCCAGGTAATGCCGGTGCCATCGCCCCAGGTAATGCCGCCGCCGGCGGCCTCGGGTGCGGTCGGCAGAGGCAGCGCCAGTCCGCGCCGGACCAGTGAACTGGCGACACTGCCGAACAGGTTGTCGCAGTCGTCGCTCACCCCGGCACCGCTCGCACGCGGGCGATGTAGCGGTCGAGGCGCGGACGGCCCTTGGCGGCCCAGAAGGCGTCGAAGACGTCATCGGCCATGCCCAGGCCGACGGCCACGTAGCGGAGCTTCGCCACGAGCGCGATGCGCTTGTCGTCGCCGCCAAGGGTGTCGTCGATCATCGGGCCGAACAGATCCGCCGCGTCGGCGAGGTCCTTGATCGAGCCGACCAGAATCGACTCCTCCGGCTCCCACCGCTCCGCGGCGTCGCCGAAGTCGCGCAACGTCTCCGCCCACAGGCGGGTGCGCGTGGCGAGTTGGCGCGGATCCGGCAGCGCACGGATCAGCATGTCGACCTTGCTGCGACGGCCGAAGTGCTTCTTGAACCACTCGATCATTGTGCCTTCTCCATGTGTCGGCGAACGCACGCAGCCAGGTCGCGGTACTGCGCCATCAGCTGCGCCCACGGGCCTGTTTTGGCCTCGGTGTCCTCGACCATCGCATCCTTGCAGGTGGTTGCGCTAGCGTCGGCCGGCTGCGGAGGCTCGGGGGTCTCGCAGTCGACCCTGACGTAGACCCGCTCAGTCCGGGCGACGGGCGTCGGGGAGTCCAGCGTTGCGGACTTCTTCGACGGCACGCTGCCGCACGCTGCGCACAGCAGGACTGAGCACGCACAGAGATAGATCCAGCGCATCGAGCGCCCTCGTCAGTTCGCCGCCGATGTCAATTCGGCGCCCGGCGTTCGCCTTCATCCACGTCGCGAGTTCCTTCTGAGCCGCGAGGGTCTCTGCGGCGCTGGCGACGTCTTCCGCAGCTCGCGCTGCGGTGCTTTTGACCTCGTCCTGGAGCTGCACGATGACCTCGTCCTTCGCCTTCAGCTTGTCAGCTGCGGCGTCCACCCCGGCTTGCAATCCGCCGACGTAGACGCCCGCGCCAAACACTCCGCCGAAGATCAGCAGGACACCGAACGTGCCGAGGAACCAACGGAACACGGCTACTCGCTCCGGCCGGCCAGTGCCCGGCGCATTTCAGAGAGGGTGGAACCCCGCGCCACGAGGGCGTCGTGGGCTGCCGCGCAGAAGTCGCGACGCTCCACAAGACCGTTATCGCCTCCGTTGATCGCCCGAGAGGCTCCGTCCACGTCCCACCGGTCGGCATACGCATTGAGTTTTCGCGTGTCCCAGAAGTAGGCGGTCACCATTGCCGCGTAGCGGCGAGACGTCCGCAGGAGGTCGGGGTTCCCGACGAAATCGACGCCGAGGTGATCGCTGGCGCCTCGGAAATTGGCCAGTCCGGTGAGCTGGGGCAGTCCAGATCCGCGATAGTCCCACCCGTCGTTGGTGCCTGGCCGGTTGCCGTTGCGTCCGTTGTAGACGTGGTTGGCGATCGCCGGCTGATCCGCCGGGCGCAGGTCGCTGCGCGCGTGCGCGGCGACGAGCTGCGGCTTGTCGCGGTAGTACTTGCCGAACACCTTGAGCAGGCGCGGCGCGTCGTAGTTGAACGACTCGGCCAGGCGCTTGAACCCGCCGGACTCGTGCCGGCACTGGCCCAGCCACAGCGCCCACCGCTGCGGCGTGTTGAGCCCGCAAGCCTGGCCCGCCTCGTTGACCGATGGTGCCCACACCGTGGCGGAGTCCAGGGAGATACCGACCGCGCGCGACAGGGTTTCGGGGGAGATCTTCAGCAAGGTCATTTCTTCCGCCTCTTGGCGCGCCACGCTTCGATGGCCTCCCGCAACAGCGGGCCAGCTTCTTCGACCACGATCCACGCCAGGAACGCCGCGATGCCAGATGCGGCGAACGCGTGCCACCACTCCGGAGTTGCGTCAGCCTTCGGGATCCGGGCGATAGCGAAGGGGGCAAGCACCAGGCCGCCGAAGAAACACATTGCAAACCGGGCGATGCGTTGCATCCAGCCGCCCTGCTTCAGATGCAGCCCACCGAGAACGGCGCCGATGATGGTCCCGGCCACGCTCCATGTGTAGAGCGCCTGCTCCGGCGGCATCGTGTGCTCCCCGACCTGGGCGAACCCGTACGCGAAGGCGAACGCCAACAGCGCTTCGGTCTTGCCTATCGGCGTGGCGCTGACACCCTTGGCCGCGCTCATCGCCGCCGCGCCCACGGCGCTCCGCCTCCATCGGCCGATCATGGATCAGCGTCCGAAAACGCGAAAACGCAATGCCGGGGCCGGCGTGCACGCGTATGGAGACCGGCTGGCGATGGTATCCACCCGGTTCCATGTCTGGGAGACGCCTCCCCCGTTGAGGATGCCCGACGGATCGCCCCCGATCCCGACCGAAAGTGTAGTCGAGGTGTACGTTCGAATCCCGAAGTACTCGGTGGTGAACGAATCGGGCACGGCTAGCCACGCGCCGCCGTACGCGACGTAGACGCCCGGGAGCGTGGCGGCGCCGGCTTTGTTCGCGACAGCCCCGAGACCCCGCGGATCAAAGGGGAGTGCGAAATCCTGCGGACACTGGCCGTTGGGGGTGAAAATCGTCGCCAGGACCGAAGTCGCGAGGCCATCGTACCAGCGCAGGCAGTCCGCCTGGACATTCGTCCACTGCGGGGCGACGTAGCGGTAGAGCTCGACCCGGCAAGCGCGCTCGGGGGTCAGATACGCCCCCGACACCGAAGAGGGCAGAGGCTCGCCGGCGTTCGCCGAGCGGGCGAGGACCAGGAGGGCCAGGCCCGCCAGCCAGGCCAGGCCCGCCAGCCAGGCAAGAGACAGCCCGATGAAGAGGTTTCGGAAATTGCGGAGTTCGCGCGGCTGCATGGCAAGCCCTTCGGTAGTGGAGGCGCGGCTAACCGTAGCCTCCGCCGGCGAGCGGCGTCAACGAAAAAGGCCCGGGGGTTGCCCGGGCCGAGGTGTCGCTTGGGATGCATGTGGCGTCAGCCTATCACGGTTTCCGCGACGCCGCCCGCTCCTTGCGCCGCTGGTACTGGATCTGGGCGGCCACTGCCGACGGCGGGCGGCCGATGGTCGAGGCGATCTTTTCGATGGCGGGCGTGACCCGGCGACACGGCAGCCCCCGGGCGAGATCCATCAGGCGAGTCACCTCCACCGTTGTCCAGTGATACCGGGTACCGGAGAGCGTGAGGCCGAGCAGACTGGTTCGGTTGTACACCTGCCCCCGGGTCCGGCCTGGGAGCCGACGCAGGATCTCCTCCATCGGCTGTCGCCGCTTGACGGCGTCCTTCAGGGCGTCGATCTCTTCCGAGGTCCAGCGTTTCCACGAGCGAGGGGCTTTGGTCGGCCGATTCATCCTCTGACCTCCTGCTCGAATGCATGGATCCAGCGCAACACCCCCTCGCTGAATCCGTCGACGTGCGTCCACCCGTTGCCATAGCCGACGCCGTTCTTGTCGGTGGCGACGTTGATCATGTACGCGTGCTTGGCGACGCTGGCGGACACACGGGTGTGCGACTGCTCATCGGTGATCACGATCAGTCGATCGTGCGGCACTTGCGCGTTGATGTACCAAACCGAGCCGCCGAGATCGGTGCCACCACGCCGCTGCGACCGCAACACCGCGTCGACGCCGGCCATGCCGCGGCGCGGCGGCACCTCGATCAGGCTGTCGCTGAAGGTGAACACGCGCAGGTCCTCGGCGTGGATCACCGACGCGAGCGCCGCGGCAGCGTCGACGCGCTGCAGGTCTGACTTCGCCGACAGCGGCTGGAACATCGAACCGCTGACGTCGACCAGCACGACCGTGCGGCCGGGCAAACGCGGCATCGCGACGATGTTGTGCTGCAGCGCTGCATCGAGCTGCATCTCGAAGCGCGGGCAGGCGCGCGCCGCCGCGACGAAGCGAAACGGCAGGACGCGGTCAGCGCCGCGACGCTCCAAGATGGCGCGCTTGACGAGCTCTGGGTCGACACCGGAGTCGGCCATGTTGCGTAGGTTGCGCAGCAGGGCGAGGTATCCGAGCTTGCCCTCGATCAGCAGCCGCTCGAAGGTGGCGCGCTTGTCGGCGCCGCCGCTCAACGCGACCTCCCAGGTGTCGGGCGCCGGCAGCGTGCCAGCCAGCAGTTGGCCCCACAGCTGGCGCTGCGCCTCGTCGACCGGCTTCGGGCGCACCATCCGCATGACGTCGGCCAGCTTCACCGCGCGGTCGCGGTCGTACTTGGCCAGTTGATAGGCGTCGAACTTGCGGAAAGCCTGCTCCAGGCCGAGCTTGACCTGCTTGGCGATCGGCGTGCGCCCGTCGGCCCAGTACATCGCCATGAACTCGGTGATCTCGTCGGCGCGCTGGATCGCGTTGTGCAGGACGTGCGCCGGGAGGCAGCCGATACGGGCCAGCTCGCGACAGAGCAGCAGCGGGGCATGGCGCAGGTTGTGGACGCGCCGGGCCTCGTCGACCAGTGACCAGACCGACGGCGCCTTGCCCGCGCTGCGCAGCAGCGGGACCAGCTCGCGGATCCGATCCACGACCGTCTGGCCGGACTCGTAGAACCCGTCCTCCCACAGGAGGCACGCGAGCACGGTGCGGCGGAGCTGCTGGAGCGGGGTGATCTGGGCAGCCTGGGCGCCCTCGTGGGTGTAGCGGGGTGCCGCAACGCGGCGGGTGTTGCTCTGCATGACACAGCCTCCGGGGTTACCACGGGGCCGGCGCGGGATGCACCGGCCAGGTGTGCAGGCGAGGGGCGAGCAATGGGATCGGCGTTCCCCTTTCGGGGCTTATGCTCTACCAACTGAGCTACCGCCGCACTGGCAGGCCTGGCGGACAGGAGTCGAACCTGCGACACGAAGTAGCCGATCCCTACAGCACCCTCTTTCAGAAGGGCTCCGTGCCGCGGGTTGCGCCGAGGGGAGTCGGCGGGTGGCGCGGGGGTAGCCCTTTTGAAACAGGGCGGGCGAATGTCGCTGACGGCTTGGTTCCCATCGAAGTAACCGTCAGCTGCAGCACCGCTTTGACTCTAAAACTGGCGTCGGGCGAGAGACGTGCTCGGAGATTTTAGCGCTCTACCGACTGAGCTACAGAGCCTCGCGGCCCTGGCGGGACTCGAACCCGCGACCTCTCGATTAGCAGTCGAAGTACCCGAACACTGCAGCACCGACGGTTCACAAACTAGCAGTGCTACTGGGGCGCAGCAATACTGCAAGATTGAGTAGTGAACCAGCGACACCCCTCGCAGCGCCACCCCTCCAGCTGCGGCACCGGGACGGCGCGGTCGCCGGTGTGCCAGGCTCGGCACTCTTGGCTCATCCGGTGCGGGATCCACCGCAGCAGGATCTTGCCCCGCCGGTAGCCGGCGCGCACCCACAGCCCGGCGTAGGGCGGCCGGTTGTAGCAGCGGGGGATCATGCCCGCTTCCCCTTGAACATCCGAGTGTGCAGCTTCTTGCCCGATGCACTGTTGAGTTTACGCAACCGGCCAACAGGTGCACAGAGCTTCTCCCATGTCCGGATCCCGTGCTGCACCAGGCGGTTCAGTACGGTGTCCCGTTTGAGCTTGGGCGCGAGGGAGGCGACCCGATCGGCCACCTCCCCCGCGGTCAGTTGCTCGCCCTCGATGGTGTACCGATGCTCAGGTGGGCGTGTCATCGGCGGCACCCTCCTCGGACAGCATGGGCTCAAGAGGGCCGAAGAACGGCTCGGGCTCGTAGCAGGCTCCCTGCTCCCACCGCTGCCACCGCCCGCGATCCGGGTCGAAGGTAGCGCTGCGCCGGGTTAGTGGCGGCGCAGCACTGATCCAGTCGGTCAGCCATTGCGGGTGTTCCGGTTGGTCGCTCATCAGCCCTCCCCCTCCACCGCGCGTTTGACTCCGTCGATCACGATGGTGACCTCCATGGTGTTGTCGCGAGCCGACAGCGAGGTGTGCACCTGCATCACGGTTTTGGCGAGCCGATCCACGTCCTCCTGGGTCGGTGGGGAGGGCTCGTCCTTCGGCGTGCAGGGCTCGCGGTAATTGTCGTAGTGGCGCGCCTGCTCCGCCATCATCTGGAAGAGCTGCCACAGGGTGGCCCTGTAGGCCGCGTAGGCCTTCGTCGTGAACGTCACCGGCTGGCCGAGCTTGCGCTTCCACACCAACGACAGGGTGCCGGCGGCGCTGTCGCTCTTCGGCCGCAGTCGGCCGCGCTCGATCTGCACGCGGAGGTTGCGACGCAGCGCCAACGAGAGGTGGTCGCTCGGGCGGGGGCGGGGGCACAAACGCCCCAACACGTGGCAAGTGCCCACAGCCGCGATCAGCTCGGCCTTCTCGGCGTCGGCCGCCTGACGCAGCGCCTCACGACGCTTGCGCGCGTCCTCCTGCTGCCGGCGGCGCTGGGTGTTGGACTCCTGCTTCAGCACCGCATGGGCGAAGTCGTAACCTTCGGCGTAGGCGTGATCGAAGAGCGAGGAGGCCATGCGGTGCTGGTAGCCGCCGCCATAACGGTCCGTGGCGTGGATGCGCAGGTGGCCACCGAAGTCCTGGATCACCAGTTGACGCTCCGCAGTGGTCCGGCGCAGCGCGTCATCCCAACCTCGGCGAAACGCGGCTGAGGGGTCTTTGCGCCCCGCCCTCTGCGCTTCTTCGTGCGCCCGCTCCAGCGTCAGCACCTCGGCCGCGATCTGTGAACCGCGGTAGCGCGCCACACCGGGAACGACCGACCAGGTGTGCGTGCGCCCGTGCCGGTCCTTCACGCTGACGATCAGCTCCCCGCGCACCGCCGTCAGGTGCAGCTCGCGCTGCCCTGGCGCATCGTCAAGCCCAGCCTTGAACGCTTGCTCGAAGGCCCGGCCGACAGCAGGCCAGTCAACGGGGGCCGGCTTCCCGGTGAGCTTCTGCGCGAGGGTCTGCTGAGCAGGCTCGACCTTGCCCTCCTCGCAGACCCTCCACACCGTCGGGCTGGATAGCTGCCAGTCCTTCAGCCAGTCCTTCATCAGAGCCTCGAAGTGCGCCAGATTCATGTGCGGCTCTTCGCGCACCTTCGCCTGCAGGCGCACGTACTCCTCCTTCAGCTTGCGGCCCTCCTCGGCGCGCAACTCCAGCTCCAGGGTCGCCAGGGCGTTCCACGCTGCGTGCGCCGCGTGACGCAACCCCGACTCAGCGTCGCGCTCGCCCGGCGGCATCGGCAGCAGGTGGCGCATCAGCGCCTCCCGGTAGCGGGTCTCTTTGTCCGGCACCAAGAGCCAGTTGCCCGGCGCGTACTTCCGGGCGCCGTACTCGGCTACCTCGATGACCGCGTTGATCGCGCGGGCCATGTCGGTCAGAACCAAGCTCGGGCGCACCTTGCCGGTGTCGTGCTTGACCCCTGCCGCCCCGGCAGGGGTGTCCTGTTTCTCGTTCATCGTGCTCTCCCGGAGCGGTGAAGGATGTGCGGGCGACGGTGTAGCCGGGTCGCCGGCGGTTGATATTAGCACTGCAACCGTTTCGCGCTGCAACCGCGCGTCAGCAAATTAGCGCGGAACTTAAAATCCACGCGCTCTGCGCGCCTGAAGCCCGGTGAAGGGTTTGCTGAAGGATCAGTGAGGATATGCCGCAGGTCGGAAATATTCATGTAAGTCGTTGACTACACTAGGGAAAAACGCCGGATGTTGAGGTTTGAAGGAATCACACTCCTATCCCCCCTAAGAAATCGAAGAAAAATCGCTGAACGAATGCTGAATGGCTGAACGAATGCTGAACAACACGCTACTACTGCTAATCTCTATTCATTATCCGTTCATCGTATAAATCTTCAATCCCCCTATAGAACATAAAAAATACATCCTTCATATCCTTCACCCTCTCAATTCATCAGCTTTTTCAGCGACTTAGCTAGAGGGTGTGAGCCCGATTCACATCCTCTAGCCATCCTTCAGCGGATTCGCAAAGCCTTCATTCAGGCTGCCGCACCTTCAGGTGCCACAGCCGAACCCCGTAGCTCTGCGCCCCGCGCCGGATCTCCATCCCGCGCACCGGCCGGTCTTTGTAGCGCGACAACCATTTACCCAGAGCCTTGGTTGTCAGCGGGCGGCCTCCGCCGATGGACCGCCAGGCCTCGTGCAGCCGCTCCGCCGCCTCCTCGCGTAGTTCACCGTCCTTCTCCGCCCCCGGCGGGATCCCCTCCCGCGTCGCCCGGTTGCCGCGGTCGAGAAGCTCGGACGCGGTGACCGCGCCGGTGCCGAAATACGCGCGCCAGGACTCCAGTACCGTCGTCAGCATTTCGCGCTCCGGGTCTTCGTCCGCCGCGCGCTCGGTCACCAGCACCGGGTCCGGCATGCCCAGCCACGTCAGCGAGTCCCGCACGAGGTAGCCCCACTGACCGTACGACGACCACAGCCCTGATCGGCCGTCGTGCAGCCGGATGCGCGCCCTGGCGATCGTCAGCACGTCGTTGACCAGCTCTTCCCGGCGTGCCGCAGCCTCGCGCACCGGGTCGGTGTCGAAGTGCCTCCGCTCCGGGTGTTCCATCCCTGCGTTGAGCGTGCAGCGCAGCACGCGCCTGGTCAGGTCGCCATCGATCACGACGCCGTTGCCCGTGCCGAGGATCAACGAACGGCACGGGGTCGGGTGTTGCCCGGTCGAGCCCAGCACGCGCAGCGACACTTCAGGCTCAGTCAAGGCGGAGCAGAGCAGCGACCCGCGCAGGCCGACGTCGAGGTTGTCGAGCAGGATCACCGGCTCGCCCTGCAGCAGCGCACCGGTCAGCACCTTCGTGTTCTCCTCATCGTTGCGCGACCACTCGATCGCCCGGCCGGCCGTGCCGGTCGCCAGCACCGCGGCGACGTGCGCGAGCTTGGACTTGCCTGTACCCGCTGTCGGCGCGGTGTAGACCGTCATCGGGGCGCGGTCCATCGACGCGCGCAGGACCGCCGTCATCATCGTGGCGATGCCCACCGACTCGTCCTCGGGGGTCGCCCAGGGGAACGTACCAACCAGTCCGCGCAGGCGCGCCAGCGCAGCCTCGGCATCGGCGCGCGTGAGCTCCTCGATCGGTGCGGGCCATTCGGGCGGCAGCGCCAGCAGCAAGCGCGTCGTCGGGTCATAGCCCGGCCGCGCCACCACGCGCCCGTCGCCGAGCAGGATCGGCACCAGCGACAGCCCAACGAGCTGCGGCAGCACGCGCGCGCGCTTGTGGGCCAGCACTGCGTCAGCCAGCAGCACCGGTGCGCCGATGCGGCGCCATTCGCCCGGCGCAGGCGACTGGTACCACTTCCACCATGTCGCCGACTCCTCCAGGTCCAGCTGCAGGTCCACCCGCTCGACGATCGACAGCGACACCGCGCCCTCGGGCCTGCGCAGCTGGTCGTCGGTGCTCCACGTCTCGCCGGCTTCGGATGCGTCGCCGGTGCTGCTGGCGTGCGCCCGTACCAGCGTCGTGCCGCGCACGTAGATGCCGCGCTCGCGGTTGCGCAGCGCCAGCTCGGCGCGCGCGACGACCTTCGACAGCTCGCCCGGCTCCCAGCGGATCTGAGGCCTGGGCGACTCGGCGGGCGCCGGCACCTCGAAGTCGTCGACCTCCTCCGGCTCGTCGGGCAACGGCTTGAACTCGTCCTCGGGGATCGGCACCGGCTCTTCGATGCGCCCAGACAGCAGACCACTGCGCACCGTCGCGTGCGTCTCGCCAGGCGTCAGCCCGGCGTCGAGGCCGGCGGCGATCATCGCCTCCTCGATCTCGTCGTCGGTCAGGGCGTCGATCTTCGCGGCGTCCTTGGTCGCCCGGAACAGCATTCCGTTGCGGTCCCCGCGCTCCGCCTCGATCACCCGGTGCGCGCATTGCTGCAAGTGCAACAGCGCGCCTGGCGGCGTCTCCATCGACAGCGCGTCTGCGCGCGCGGCGAGCTGCTCCGGCGACATCTCGCGCCGGGGCCGGTCCTCAGTCGGCGAGGTGCCCACCAGCAGCGCGTCCACGCAGGCGGGGAACCCGCGCCCGCGCAGCACCTCGGTGCCGACAGCGAGCGGGGTGAACAGTGGGTTCTCGGCGTTGTCCATGCCGGCGTCCCATTTCACCTCGCAGGGCTCGGACAACAGCGCGGTGCGCGTGTCGGCGCGCGCCCGCAGCGACCGCGACACCCGGATCCCCTCGTCGCGGTCGACTTCACGGTCGAGCTCGACCAGGACGCGGATGCGTGGCTTCGCCGGGGTGTGGGAGGCAGTCGTGTGGGCGACGTACGACAGCCCGTGGAACATCTCCGCGATCGCCGCCTTCCACGACATCTTCGCCCCCGACGGCAGGCCGCCGTCGATGTCGTGGGCGACCCACCGGCGCGGCTGCACGCAGTCCTTGCACCGGTGCCGGCGGCCGACGATGTCCGGCACCCGGCCGGCGTGCTTGGCATCGTCAGGCGCCATCCCCACCGGCCCGCAGATCCACTGCATCCCCTTCGTCGGCGCCGTGTCGGCCAGCAGCGCGTTGGCGAAGGCCTCCCAGGTCGGGGCGACCATCACCACCGGGTTGTTGTCCGTCTTGCTCTTGCCGCGCGCGTAGCGGATCGGCGCGCGATTGATGCTCGGGTCAGTTGCCAGAGCTTTGTCGTGTGGCATATTATGTCCTCGCCGACTCTCAAGCGCCGGCACTTCGATGTAGGGACGACCCTCTAGCCCGCGGCGACCACCGCGGGCTTTTTCTTGCTCGGCGGGTCAGGTCGCGGGCGGCCTTCTGCCAGTGGGCACCTGCCGAACCCCGTCGCCGATACTGGACCCCGTCTTGCTCGACCAGCCGGAAGTAAAAGAGCCCATTCCTTACCCCCTTCGCTCGCCGCAGCTGCTTGCCACAGTGCCAACAAAAGCTCGGGCTGCCAGCCTCCTTCCACCGCTGCACATGGTCCAGCTCGGCGTTCCATCGGCCTATCAGGCGCTTGGCTGTAGCTCGCGGAAGCGTCTCGCGCGCAATGCCGATCATGTCGTTGACCTTCTCGCGCAGCCGAGCGATCTCATCCACCATCTGATCGCGCTCCAGCCGCCGGTCCCATGAACTGACTTGCGGCGATCATTGGCTTGCCCCAGGCACGCCACGGCCTGCCGCATACCGCTTTGCGGTGACCCTGCCCTTTCGCAACCTGGCGGCCTCTTGCTTCTCGTCGGCCAGCGCGCGGCTGCATGCGCTGTGGATCAGGAGCGCCGTCGACTTCCCGCAGACAAAGCATCTGCTATTTCCTCCCAGACGTAATGGTAACGTCCGCCGGTGTAGTTGATTCCGATGCAGCGGCCAGACCAATC